TGCGATAAAGACACTCGCTTTCATCGCGCTCACATAGGTTTTATCCTCGCCATGAGGGCTTTCAAGATGTTCTAAATATGCAATCAGCTTATGCGCTATTATCATCACTCACCCCTATCATCCGTACCAATCTTACGCTCCTCGTATGCTATGAGGAACATAAGGCAGCAAGCAGCATGGGCTAAATGACTAAGGCCACTATCCCTATCCAGCTTATCACCGCACCACCAATCCCACATATGCCTCATCATGGCGGCAAACGGACGGCCCCAACGCATACCCTTCTCCCAGTTGCGGCGTCCGTACTTCTTCTCACCGTGCTGTAGGACAAGCGCGATGCTCGACAACAACTCTGGGGCAATCAAGTCGTAGGGGAGCTTACCATCGTCGTGTTTCGTACCACCATCAGGCTTCGTAGTGGCTAGCTTCTTGAGTCTCACAAGATTAAGCTCAGCTGGGTTAGGCATAGGCCAAGCCGCCTTCTCAGGAGACATCCGCCTCTTGTGCTCCATAGCGTCCATCTTCTTACGCACCCTACGGACAGTGGATATATACCGTCTCACTTTAGCTGCTATACCCTGATCACTGGCATTAGGGTGAAGGTCTAGGCAATGGGCCACTTGGCTCCCAGAGAAGTGCATCCCATAATCCTTAAAGGGATAATGTATACGAACAGTTGGGGGAGACCATTTTGTCTTACGTGCTATAAATTCAGTCGTAGCATAAGGATACTTTACCCAAAGCCGCTTAATTTTCTTAATCTCTATAGTTGATAGCCTACGCATGTCAGTTCCTCTCTATCTTATAAGTTTTCACCCCCGGCCCACAATGAACCGAGTGTTGATTAGCGGCTTTAACCGCTTCTTCTGACGTAGCACCCATGAACAGAGCGCCTAGTGCCACCTCCATACCCTCACCAAACGCGATTGGTTTGTAGCCATGTTCGATAGAGATATTACCTTGCTCGTACCAGTACAGCCCCACATAGGGTGACACGACAAGAAAGTGACAAAAATGTGATGTGCATTGGATGCTCGGCAACTCGTTGAGGAGCGCACCATCCATGAACCAATTACGCATAGCTAGTATAACATGAAGTGAACCTGTGCCTGACAGGATCACGCGGTCTTCACCCTCTCCATGATACCACGCTTTCAGAGACGACCACTTAGCTAGGCCGTCACTTGCAGACGCATCGGTGGCTAGGGTCTCACCGTCCCACACGATTACAGTCATTGCTCTCTGACCTTCACAACGCTTATACCGGCCTCCCGGAGTATGTTATAGGCTTGTATGCTTTTAAGCTGCCACCTCTCAGGGCCGCACTCCCAATGCGGAGCGATGACGATCTTAATGCCCTTGCTCACAATGCTCAGGGCACATTGCGGGCAAGGAAACATAGTGGCGTAGAGCGTAGCTCCATAGGGAGAAAATGATACGTTATCCAATACGTTGCGCTCCGCGTGTTGGATCAGTGAGTATTTCATCTCGCGATCATTCAGCCGCTCAAGGCTGTCCTCTATCCCTGGTGGGAAGCCGTTATATCCCACGGCTATCTGCGTCTTGCGCCTACCCACTATGACAGCGCCCACCTTGGTCGATGGGTCTTTGCTCCAGGTGGAGACTAACGCAGCGAGTTCTAGATACCTATTGTCCCATTTGTTCATTTATTTTCCTAACTTTGCGTAGTTGTAGCGTTACGCGTCGGGGTTGTCAACTCCTCGACGCTCGACACGCCGCAGATCAGCAGCGCAGTTCTTCATGGCATGACTACAGCTTGGCGATAAGGACATAGTGACCCTCTCGCCACTGACCCACTCCAGTATGTAATGGGATCGACGGCGGCGAGACTTAGTTATGTCCCGCCACCCCCGCTTGATAGCACTCTTCCTAAGACGCTTCATATCAGCCTTGTCGCTCATAGCGGAGAGATTACGCCATAGGCATAGCGTAGAGCTAGGCTATTACGAGACAACACCCTATCAATGCCCTCCTCTAAAGATATGTTGTGGGCCATAGCTTCCCTAGCAAACCGATCCATGATAACGCGAGGGTATCGTTTGTCGCGTATACACTCCATCAACATCTGAATACCTTCCTCCGAGTTGTCCTCTGCTCGCTTCACGTAGAGTAATTTATGATACACCCAAGGGGCTTTATCCTGCTCCTCCGCAACTCGTTGCTGCGCCTGCTCCATAGCACCGAGCAACGCCCTAGCCCTTAACCCTTTCTTAAAGAGTTTCACATCACGCAGCCAGTGACGCCTAATCACAGGGCGCACTCGCTCCGCTTCACTACGCCTAGGGTTGAGGCACTCACCAGTAAGCATGTTGAACCGGATACCTTTGAAGTATTCCGGCGCATTGACTTTAATCCACCGCCACCCACCATGCTTCACCGCATTAGACTTCGTGCCAGCTATAACGTACAGCCCCGCTCTCTTACGCTCGAATGCAAAGGGAAGAACTCTCCACATAGCTGTTGTAAGAGATTGAGAATTTTGTTGCACCGCCCCCGAAGAGAGGACAAAAGTAACGGTGTCATCGGGGTGGATCGTTACTAGCGCCTTCCACTCATAGCCAGAGCCATACGTTTCACTAGTAAAGGAGTAGGTGAACATCTTGAGGATATAGTTCTTACCCTCTTTATATAGCCTACACCACTTACGAAGTGGTCGCCCTTTCTCTGGCGAACGGCAACGCTTGAACTCCTTAACAGCCGCAGCGTAATCAGGAAGAATACGAGCGTATTCATAATGCATATGCATAATCATTCCCTAACTCGTCAACTTAGTTGCGACGACGGCAGCAGTCATCTTATTAAGGTTCACCGCCGCGTTCTCACCGTCACCCATCGTAACAACACGCTTAGTCCTAGAAACAATCTTCTTATGACGCTCTTGGACATCTTCGTCCAACAAGTCCCACAGAGCAGGCCACTCCTTGAGTGCTGGAGCCAGGGTAGAGAACGTAGTAATCACAGCCTTCACGCCGTCCGTGAACTCCTTCTTTTTAGCCACTAGTGCATCAATAGCCTGACAATGCTTAGTGTACCCCGTCTTGAGGTATTCCCACCTAGGGTCATTACCGTCGAGTTGCAGCCCACGGAACCGAGTATTACCAGCGTCCTGCATAAGCCCATGAAGTTCTTTACCCAAAGTTGGGGGTAAGCGGCGTGTCTGCCCCAGTTGGATACGCACCGAATAGTCACGGAAGTCGGAACGATCTGTCCAGGTTAAGCTATCGATGGTGAAGGTATCCAGCGTCTCAAAGTAGTTCTCAGGGAGCGCATCCATATGTTTCCTAGTTTTCTCGAACAGCTTATCATAGATACCAGCACCCCACTTATCGGGCATAGCTTCCTCGGCATCGTTTATCCGCTTCTGGAAAAGATGTTCCGCTCTGTGGATAATATCGGTCTTAAGTTCACCAGAAAATCTCACTGTTGCCATAGTCTTACTCCTTAGTTGATATGAAAGTTATAGTTGTGCCGTTTAGTCTTATTGTTGCTTTACCGAGCGCCACTTGAATAACAGAGTGACACATCTTGTCTATCTCCGTCTCCATTCGTTGGCGCTCAATGTGTTGCTCAACGCAGTACATGATTACTCCTATGTAACCAAGTGCCAGCATGAGGGTATCCATCATATGTGTCCTCTCAATAGCTCACTAACCATCACCGTGTATCCACGCCTAATCATGTACTGGAGTTGCTCCATTGTTACGACGGTGGTTTTACCCGGATAGGCATAGCTCATATGCCTAGAAGTAGTTGAGGAGTAGTGAGCATCCGATTGGAACCATTGATCCTCGGCGTACACATACATCGGGAAGTGATAGCCGTAGCTATACACAACGTAGACCGGCTCACCACCACTAACCGACTGCCACTCCCCGAAGACCGTATCGTTGTTGGTCGTAAACGCTTCATGACGAGCTATATAAGCGCCCATCCGGCTGTTGTTTATCCTCACATCATCACCGTTTCACCGAACGGGGTATCCGAACCGTCCTTAGCGTTGGACACCCACAGCACCGGATACTCAGGGGTAGGCCCATAGTCAGAGCAGTACAGGTCCGTCAACACGATGCAGCACACCGGCTCAATTCCTAGCTCCTCTATCATCTCAAATATAGGAGAGAAGGCAGTACCACCGCCGCCATGGGGGCTTATCTCGACGGTATCATCTCTCTCGTATACGTCTGTATGAGAGATACAACTATCGAAGTATAGGATCGTCAGCTTAGAGGGGCGGTGATCCTCATGTACCACCTTTACCTCGGCAGCAAACTGATCCAGTTCCTCCTGGCCTATAGACCCTGAGCAATCAATCGCCGCTACTAACTCACCGATAGCCTCGCCGTCGCGGCTCGGCAAGTACATACCCTGAGTTATGAAGCGACGATTGGGCCTCGCCCAAGTTCTCCAATCAGTCTTGCACTTGATAACAAACTGTTGGAGAACCTCACGCCAATCGACTTTCGGGTTGAGTATCTCATCGACCAGCAGCTTCATACCAGCGGAGAGCTTACCACACATCTTAGCGGCTTGAGCAGCCTGAGCCACCTTCACCTTCCACTTAGCAGCCTCTTGGTCCTGCTCGGCCTGAGTACCCTCACCGTCCTGGCAGTCATCCAGACCGGAGCCTGTACCCTTATAGTACTCGCCGCCACCGTCCTCGGGTTCTTCCGGCAGGATATTGTAGATACCGTCGGAAGTGCCGCCGCCCTCATTGTATAACTCATCTGAGAGCAGCCCCAACTTAGGCATCGTGCCGATCTGATCGTCCACCAACAACTTGTTGATAACGTAGTCGGCAGCATGGTTCCACCGCTTGTGAGTACGCCCTTTCTTGCGGTAGTTGTGTTCCAGCATGGGGTGCATGCATTCGTGGGCTACGAGAAATACCAACTCGTCGTCGGTCAGCCCCGCCATGAAGCGACGATTGAATATAACCCGCTTCCCGTTCGTTCCTGCGGTTGGCACATTATCGTCCAATATGAACGGCATGTTCATAGCCACCATCCCAACAAACGGGTGCTTGAGTATTAACCGTGTCTTAGCCTTAGACAGCCGGTGCATCAGTTCTTCATCAGTCATTAGTTATCTCCTTGCAATCCAGGCGATTGATATAAACAACGCAATCAACACAGCAGCATCTGCCCACTCCATCACAATCCCCCCATGAACACGCTCATTTTATCCATGATCTTCCGCGCATCGTCAGCGGTATCGGTGCGTAGAATAGGATCATTCCGCAGAGCCTGGGGGTGGTACTTGAACAGTTTGGTCTCAGCGTCGAGGCGTAGCCTCTCAAGATCAGCGTCCTCGTTGAAGTTGAGCTTGGACAGCATACCCACCAAGTCCTGTGCGTCATTGTAGGTCTCGTCGTGGAACGTAGTCTTGGGGTCAGCGAGCCGACCTTGCAGCCACGACACCTTATCATAGAGGCGCTGCCAGACATCTTTCATGGCTACCGCCGCACTCTCTGTAACACGTTTCTCAACGTCTGCTTCCATCGCTTCGAGTTCAGCATCAGCAAGCTCCACACGGAAGTCACCGGACATTGGTACAGGCAGCACTCTCAAATCCATGCTGAATTTAAGCGCCAACACATCCTTCGCCGGGTACTCACTAGCTTTATAAAGGCTTCCCAAGATGCGCTGCGCATCCAGCACGGCGTCGTCATAGCCGTCGAGGAACACGCTAACCAGACTATCCCAACCAGACCGCTTGGCCTGATGTTCCTGCATGAAGTCCATATACATACTGGATGTTAAGATATACGTACCCTCAATGCCCCACGGTAGGACATTGCGGTAGAAGTCTTCACGGATCATAGCAGTCTCCTTTTTGACTGCCCCCAACGAGTTGCAGGTAGGCAACAGAGACTTATTATAGTTGCCCGCTCGGAGGTCTGCACCGTTGAGCCTCGCAATCTCGTTACTGGCTCTTCGATCCAGCTTACGAGCAACCCACTGACGGATACTCAAGTTTACGAGTACCGCCTTACTTGATAAATGTGCCATTAGTTATCTCCTTTAAGTTTGAGTTTAGTTCTCCACGCCAGCAGCAGATCGGGCCTCGCTACAGCCCAATCGTTAGCCGTACCTAAGCCGCAGATAGGCCGCTCCTTCTTACAGCAGAACGCCAAGAAGTCTTGGTAGTCCTCGCGGCAGCTGAACGTGAACGGTCGCTTATCATTTGTCATAACCCTTTTCTCTTATTACCGTAGTCCAACCCATGTAACCGGCGGAGCACACACCACACTTCATAGAGCTTAGGGTACTCAAGTATCCGGCCAGAGGCGCAGTTGATAACCGCAGCGGGAAATATAGCCGGACCATTACGTTGCCGGTCCTCTATGACTATGCTCAACACGTTGTGCTTCTCCCACAACCACTCAAGCCAAACCCATGCCGCATCTTCCGACATAACCAGCCCACGATAATAACTCTCAATAAACACTAGAACAGCACGCTTTGGTTAGCCACGCACCACAATGTAAAGGCGTCTGTTTCAGTAAGGGCGTCGTTCTTACGAGTTGCGTAACTCACAGTGAGTACCCCGAACTCGGGCGGCATACGCTCAGTGTACTTCAACACGTTGTCGAAGTTATCCACTGTAGCCCGATGAGCAATCGCACCGCTTATGGCGTAGAGAGTAGCCGGATCAGTAGGCACGATAGCCACCAGCGGGTTCTTGATGAGCTTATCGATATCAGGCAACGCCCTCTCAATCTCACGAAAGCCCACAAACTCAGCCGCAGCACCCTCTCCAATAGCACCCTTGAAGCAGTCGAACTCTGCGTCAGGGGCAACAACGTCGAGTATCTCACTAACCCCCTTGACCCACGACCGAGGCGTAGGGTTCTTAGGGCGTTGTGCATCGAAATCGTGCAACAGGTTAGGCCGGAACCGAAGGAACGAAACCACCGAAGGATGCACGTTGTTGTCGATAGCCCACCTGCACCACGGATCAAGCAGAGTTTCGTACTCAAGTTCCGTCTCGCGGTCAGCGAGGTGAGACAGCACCCTATTTGCGCCAGCCCTGTCCTCAATCCGATTACCCGTCGAGATAATCATTATCCGATCAGGCAACTTGTGGCCGTGAAGCTCCCGCTCCTCCTGGATATTGGCAATGATCTTCTGTAAATCACTACCACACTGGCCTCGGTCATCGAAGCACAAGATAGCTTCCATATCAGGGTCAGTGGGGAACCACGCCGGGAGCTTGTAGTCGAACGTCGGCTCCTTAGTAGCCATGTCCGGCACACCGAAATCTTCGATGAGCAGGGACGGCATGTGCTTGTGGATATACTCCACGCCGAGCCGCTTGGCAGCTTGTTTGACAACGCTTGTCTTGCCGCCGCCTGGTGGACCGCTAATGTACACAGGCCGCCGTAAACTCCACAGTCTCATGACTGTATCGATAATCTTCTCCGAGTTCATGTCTGTTCTCCGGTATGTTTATGATGATCGGGGCCGAAGGACACGGTATGGTTACCTTGCCCTAACTCATCCCTGACCAGCTTGGCCGACCGTTTGTCGCAGAAGAACAGAACATTACCCTCGTCATCCTTGACGTATGCTCCGCTACTCTGTCTCACGACAAATAGTTTCAACGCTTTTCTCATTAGCGTATCTCCTCAATGGAACCTGCCATCATCAGCGCAGGGAGGTTATCCCCTACGGAGCGAGTCCTCACTCGCTTTCGGCAATTACGATAAGCACATCTTGTATAATGTGCGGGCAGTCTGTAGCGTTCTCAAACTCCTTCTGGCAGATCGGGCAGCGGCCCCTGTAAGTACGCACATTACTCGGCCTAACGTAGCTCCACCCCAAGAGCTTGAGCCTAGTAATGTAGACAACGCACCGCTCCTTAGTGGTCATAGCCTCCCTGCTATCCGCCACACATCGCTCCAGTAGTGGGGACAGAGCGAAGTATTATTCATAGGCTCCTCGCAAATAGGGCATACCTTACCAGTGTACCCACGCAAATCGTCGTAATGACCCTCACCAGCCAGCGTGAGCCGAGCCAGAAACACGACGCACCGCTCCTTAGTGGTCACTTCAGTAAATGCCGAGGTCGTCTAAGACCCGGCTAGTGTTGAGCCTGTTGCGGATACGGCTGAGCAGCGCCACAGTGGAGGCACTAGCGTCGAGGTCGTAGGACTTAACGCCAGTGGCAACAGTTTCAATCCAGCAACGACCGCCACTCTGGACGACTTTATATGGTAGAGCTTTCATCACTTCACCCATCCAGAGGAGGTTGGGAGATAGCTGTCGTTGTCCTGCTGCTCAACGTACTGGGCAGCGGTGAGTATCTCAAAGTTGATGGTGTAGTCCACATCGTAGTTGGACTCACGGACCGGGATGAAATCCTCTTGTGTCACCCTCATACCACGGCGGATTGAAGGGTGCTCGCTATCGGTGACGATGAATGTATAACCAAGGCTGAACTCCTCACGAGTCCGGCGTTCCAGGGTCAGGCCATTGAGCGGCTTTAACGTAACTTCGTAATTGTACTGGTTCATTGCTTTCGCTCCACAGTAAGGGGTTGTAACTATCCCGAATTTGGTCGGGGTCGAGGTCGGAGCATGGCACAGCGGGAAAATTTTGTCAAGTTTGCCATAACTAAGCAAACATTTAGAGAAGATAGTTATTTGCATAGTTATCCAATGACTAAATGAAGGCTCTGGAACTCGTTGGTGAGACTGGGTTACAGCTAACTATGCATAGATTTAGAGAAGATAGTCATGTTTTTTTAAGTATACACGGGCTACGGCGCTTATAGTTGAGCTAACTATGCATATAATTAATATAAAAGACAAAAATAACGCCTGTATACTTTTATTTTAGTCTCTATTCTATCTATTCTCTCTAAACCTATGTATAGTTTAACCTCACCTCCCTGGTATATCAGTGACTTAGCCCTTATGGCTGTAAAGTTATATGAATACTTGGTAATAACTATCTTCTCTAAGAGTGTGCATAGTTTAGTGTATTATGTATGTATAACAACGTGTTGTGGCTTCTCTAAATGTGTGCATACTTAGACCTTTACAGTAACCTCCTAGTAATTAGGGCCACTAAACGGCGATCTCTGACCTCCCGACGTATGGCTTGCTTGCGAGCCGAAGAAAAGAAGAGGTCGGGGCCGAAGCCCCTTCCCTTTAGTCTCTGATCTTGTTATATTCCCAGTTGTAATGCCACTGGTCTGGGCCGGGATTAGTGTAGACGGTACGTTTTATTAGTTTCCAGCCGTTTTTCATATCTACGATTACTATGACGTTCATTGCTTTGTCCTTAAAAGAGCGGGCGGCGCACGATGCGCCGCCCTAGGTGTTAGCAGCCGGGCCAGTAGGTCACAACAATAGGCTCACCTGCCCGTTGACGGGTGAATAGGGAGTAGAGTCGAATCATCACCTCGTTCCATGTGCGCAAGACCTCGATGCGGTCCGGCTCACCTTCGATATGCCAATGGATTTCGTATTCCATGAGCGTTCCTTTCAAAAGAGAAGAAAGTGAGGCGACGCTCCTTAACGCCGCCTCGTAGGTTAGACTAGCTCATCGCTTTCATGAAAGCAGCCAATGCGGCTTTTTCCCCAACGACAGCCTCACGCTTGTGAGCCTTCGATGGTGCTTTACCTTCAGTGCGCGTTCCGATTGTCACGTTACCTTTGCGGCTAATCCAGCAATTCAAACCCGCTTTCTCAGACGTTTCTACGAGCGCCAGCACCTGAGCCGGTGAACGCTTGACGAACGCTTCTTCGTCAATGAACGCCGTAGTGTACGGCGAGAGGTCAAGCTTGAGCTTGGTAGCGAACGCAACCAAGCCTCGAACGGCCGTGAAGCCCTCCGCGTCGGTCATGTTAATTGCCGAACCATTGGCAGTCTCTACGAGTCGAGCGGAGCATTTACCCATCATCGCGCCGGTTTTCGAGTTGGAGAGATGATAGGTGACTTTAGGCTTTAAGATAGTCATGGTCTTATGTCCTTTCATGGACACAGTAGTCCGCCGACCGGACCGGAATAGTCCGGTCTTTAGCGGTAACAACGAACGAGGGTTCCGGCTTGCAACACGAAGGGTTTGATGCCCACTTTGTCACGCTGCCCTCAGTGAGACTACTTGTCTCGGGCTGCCCCTCCGTCCGGGCTGGTCTCGTTTCGATGACTTCATTAAACCTCATCCCTAACATTTACGCAAGTTTCAAGCGTTACCTTGCTTCTCATAAGCTATTGAAGCCGTTGATATAAACTCCAGGTATCCTTGACTCGGACGCGAAGGGGGGCGGCACATGGCTTAGGAAATCTGACCTGCCCCCCAAAGGGGTATTCCTCTCACTGCGAGACCTCCTAAACCAAATGTACCCCTTTTGTTCTTTTCGTACTTATTTACTTGACTCCCCCCGCGCATCCACCTAGGCTTTACACCAATGGATACTTTACCTCTCAAATACCACATATGGTCAGACCGGCTGGCTATGGATATTGCCCTCGCCCTTGAAGGTAGCGGGGAGACCGTGGCTGATATTTTGGCGCGGCATAATATTCTGCTCTTTGATCTTGAGCGCTTCAACGCTGACAGCGTATTTGTCAAGAAAGTCGGTCACCTGCGCGACGAGGTCCGGGATAAGGGTATGACGTTCCGTCTTAAGGCGAAGGCCCAGGCGGAAGAACTCCTCACAACTAGTTGGACGCTAATCCACAGTAATGAGGTGAGTCCGGCAGTTAAGGCTGATCTTATCAAGTCCACTGTCAAGTGGGCCGGGCTTGAGCCTAAGGTGGACTCAGTAGTGGACGGCTCCGCTGGCGGTGTTACCATCCAGATTAACATGGGCTCTCAGACATTACCGGGGATAAAGAATGTACCTACGGTCATAGAGGGGACCGTGGAGTGATTACCCCAGCGGGATCAACAGAAAGGGATGCCCCCTTACCGCCCGCGTCGATGGGGTATGGGAGGGCTGCAGCTTAGCGTAGGGGTTCCCCGCCCCTTGTCACAGCGCCGAGCGCAGCCCTCCCCGTTTCTAGTTAAGGAGAAGTTCATGGAATACATCGTCGTAGCTGCCTTCATTAGTCTTATGATCGGTGGGGGCTTTTGGGCTTATCGCGGCTACAAATGCGACCACAGCGAGGGATGTGGCTGCTGGATTAGCTATCCAGGGGTTGACACAACGACAAGCGGCTTAAATGCGTAGCGAGTTCAACACGTGGTACAAGGGGTTTCCTACTCGTATATTTACCTCGGTCCAGACGGCTGAGGCGTTTGCGGTGCGATTGCGTAAAGCTGAGGTGTCCTACCGCACGAAGATTATTTTGGTGCGTAATAGGCCGCCGACCATAGCGGTCATGTTCGTAGAGGGACGATGACAGTTGTAGAGTTTCCCACTGGTGCTTGATATTAATTATACCCCGCCGCCTACGGGCGAGGCGTTTATGCTTAGTAATGCCAATATGCGGGTGCTCATGGGGCCGGTAGGCAGCGGCAAGAGCGTTACATGCAGCTTCGAGATTATTCGGCGGGCTTCAATGCAGGAGCCGGATAAGAATGGAATACGCCGGACAAGAGCAGCTGTTGTTAGGGAGACGGCACGGCAACTGGCTGATACCACAATTAAGACGTTTCTTGATTGGTTTCCGCCTGGGGTCTGCGGCCGATACATGCGTACGTCTAAAACATATTTCTTCAGAGTTGGAGATGTCGAATGCGAGGTTATGTTCAGAGCCCTCGATGACGCGGACGATGTCGCCAACCTTAACTCGTTAGAGCTTTCGTTTACGTGGTTTAACGAATGTCGCGACATCCACCCGGAGATCATAGACGCTATGTCCAAGCGTGTTGGGCGCTTCCCCTCCAAGAAGGATGGGGGGCCGACGTGGCACGGGATGTGGGGGGATACGAACCCGCCGACAATGGACAGCTGGTGGTATTACCAGATGGAGCACATCGATCCTAAGGATGGGGTCAGTCGCAATGATAACGGCTGGGACGTGTTCAAGCAGCCGAGTGGCCGGGGGGAATTTGCGGAGAATATAACTAATTTACCGGATGATTATTATGACATTCAAGGTCGCAGCGAGGAATATGTCCGCGTCTACATCGATGGGGACTACGGGCTTAGCTCAGCTGGGCAGCCTGTGTATAAGGCTTTTCGCCCTGATTATCATATGGCCGACAGCCGCCTGTCTCCTATTATCAACGGTGTTCATCCTCTCATTATCGGGATGGATTTGGGACTTACGCCTGCGGCCGTTATAGGACAGCTTGATGCGCGAGGCAGGGCGCTAATTTTTGGTGAGGCTGTGGCCTTTGGGATGGGAGTCCAGCGTTTCGTCCGGACGGTACTTAAGCCGTTGCTGTTCGAGAGGTTCTCCGGAGCTAACATTATCATCGTGGTTGATCCGGCTGGTGTGCAGCGGGCGCAGACTGATGAGCGCAGTGCTATTGATATCATCAGAGCCGAGGGGCTTAAGGTCATTGCGGCAAGGACAAATAACATTACGCCGCGTGTGGGCGCGGTGGATGACTTTCTCATGCGCCATGCGGACGGTGACAGTGCATTTCTCATGGACCCCAGCTGTGTGGCGCTCAAGGCGGCAATGATGGGTGGATACCGGTTCCATCCGAAAACGGGAGCTATTGACAAGAATAAACACTCGCACGTTGCAGAGGCACTTCAATATCTCATGCTCCATATAGCTTCCATCAGCGGCGGCATCATTTTTACGCAGCGCAGGGAGATTAAGCGTATGCCTAGTTTAGGGTGGACATAGTCAGCAACTAGTGCCATGTAGTGTATTGTTAGTTACCTCCCTGTTGATTGATTCACCCCCGGTGTAAAAACCGGGGGTCTTTTGTATTGCACAACGAGTTTCCGTGGGGTATAGGTGTAGTATGCCTATAGTCGTAACACCGCAGGGGACAAAGAAATTCCCATATACTAAGGCCGGGATCGCTGCGGCTGCGAGGGCTTCGCGTGAGTTACCCAAGTCTCGGTCTGCTACTGTCGGTGAGTTTCAGGTTGGCACAGGCCCTGGATTCCACCCCAAGACGTATCACCCGAACAGTAAAGGGACGAACACCTGATGGCCCACCGTAAATATACGAACCAGTCACCTGGTATGTCGCGTAAGCCTGTTCGTAAGGGAGCACCTCTTGATCTGGGGCCTCCGATGAGAGAGTGGGGAGAAGTTGCTCAGAGGAATTTAGCCTCTTCTCGCCGAGCTTATTCTGATTATATATCTAGTCTCCCTTATGCCAATACTCCGGGATACGTAGGTAAAGCTGCACACGGGCGACTTGTTCAGGGAAATAAAAAGGCGCGGGCATTGCGTGCAGAGATAGAATATTGGGAAGATCAAGCGGCTGGGGCTCCTGCCCGCTCGGGGCTCTATGATAAGTAGCAATAGCGCCAAAACTGCGTTGGAGAAGTTGAAAAATAATGGCAGGTCTTAACTTCCTTCGCGTCATCGACAACCAGACTCTCGTCGCGCAAGAGAAAGAAGAAGCGCGCCGGGAGATGGAGCAGCGGCAGGCTGTGCCGCTGCTGCGCGGAATGTCTGGGTTCCTCCGGTCTGCGTTTGATGCGGCGAAGCAGGCTAAGGACCCCATTGAGCGTGCTATGCTCAAAGCTATGCGCCAGCGTAATGGTGAGTATGAGCCGGATAAACTTGTTAGCATCCAGCAGCAGGGCGGCTCTGAGATTTACATGATGATTACTGAGGTGAAGTGCCGCGCTGCTGAGAGCTGGCTGCGGGATATCCTCATGGACACGGGTACACCGCCGTGGGATATTCGGCCCACGCCTGATCCGGATTTACCGGAAGCCCAAGATGATGAGATTACTCAGGCGCTGGGTGAGAAGGTGACAGGGATGATTGAGAGCCTCGGTCGCGCTCCCTCTGCATCTGAGACGAGGCAGCTGAAAGAGGTCGTGGCGCAGGAGCTTAGGTTCCAGGTTCTCCAGGAGGCGAAGGCGCGGACGGAGCGGATGCGGATTAAGATTGCCGACCAGTTCGCGGAGGGTGGGTGGTCCGTAGCGTTCAACGAGTTCCTCACTGATTTGGTGACATTCCCGGCGGCTATTATTAAAGGGCCTATCGTGCGCCGCCAGCGCAAGTTGTCGTGGAGCACGGATGCGGAAGGTAAGACTATAGCTGTGGCCGATGAGGTGTTGGCTCCGGAGTTCGAGCGGGTTGATCCGTTTCGCTTCTACCCCGAACCTGGGATATCTAAGCTTTCGGATGGGTATATTTTTCACCACCACCCCCTTACGCGCATGGCCCTCTCTGATTTAATCGGCGTGCCTGGGTATGATGATGAGGCTATTCGTTCGGTGCTAGACGTGGGGAACTCTGCGAGCTGGATTAGCTCGTTCGCTGAGTCAGAGAAAGAGGACCTCGAACGTAAGCACAGCACGGAGCAGCGCCCGACCGCAATCTTCGATGCTCTGGAATTTTGGGGTAAGATCAGCGGTAAGATGCTCCTTGAGTGGGGGCTCACTGAAGAAGAGATCGGAGACTCCGCCAAGGAGTACGATGCTAATGTGTGGCTCGTTGGGGACTACGTCATTAAGGCAACGCTTAATTATGACCCGCTTGGAGAGAAGCCCTATGCAGTAACTTCCTTCATCCGCAGTCCCGGCGCATTTTGGGGTAAGGGCATCCCTGAGATTATTTCCGACGTGCAGAGTGTTTGTAATGCAGCGGCTCGGTCGCTCGTCAATAATATGGGTATTGCTTCCGGTCCCCAGGTTGAGGTGAACTTAGAACGCATTCCACCTAACGAGGACATTACCCAGATGCACCCGTGGCGCATCTGGCAAGTGCTCAATGATCCGCTCGGCGGCTCAGCGCCTGCGGTCCGGTTCAACCAGCCGAATGATAACTCCTCCGCACTCATGGCGGTATATCAGCAGTTCAGTAAACTTGCTGATGATCACAGCGGTATCCCCTCTTATATCTACGGTGATCTTAATGTGCAGGGCGCTGGACGCACGGCGTCTGGGTTGAGTATGTTGATGGGATCGGCGGGTAAGAGTATTCGCCAGGTGGTGATGTATATTGACGCAGACGTTATAAAACCTGTTGTACACCGTCAGTTCGTGTATAACATGCGCTATGATGACGATGAGAGTATCAAGGGTGACGCCCAGATCGTACCCCGTGGCGCAATTAACTTGGCGGTTAAAGATACCGTCAATACGCGCCGTGTTGAGTTCTTGCAGGCAACTGCTAATGAGTTCGATATGGAGATCATGGGCCGCGAAGGTAGGGCAGCTATTCTTCGGGAAGTTGCTAAGGGACTTCAGATGCCGGAAGATGAGGTCGTGCCTTCCCGTGAGAAAGCCGCACTCGACCAGTTTACTTCTGCACCACAAGGGCAGGGTTCTGTTCCTGCGCCGCAGACGCTTGATGCGGCCGGTAACCCAGCCGGTGGTGAGAACATTGTCGCTAACCAGAACACGGGTAGGGCAGTATGATCCAGCCTAGCCCAGATGTTATAAAGTCTTTTGCGCATATTGCGCAGAATGTGCCACGCGTGGCGGCGTATTTAGCAGAGTGGGAAGCTCATGAGCTAACGCGCCTACCTCTCGTGGCGAGAGAGACCCAGCAGCTTGCTTCGGGGCGTTGCCAGGTTCTCCAGGAGTTGAATAAACTCCTTAGTGATGCTCCGAATATAAAGGCACCGTAATGGATAGCCTCTTACTAACCACGCATACCGATAGGAGCGTATAATGACAGTTCCCGAGCAAGTTCGTAAGCAGACTGAGGCTGTGCAAGCCCTGTATAAAGACCTTAACTCCGATTCCGCGTCGTCTACGATTGATGAAGCGCCGGAGTCCCAGGCTACTATTCAGGGAGTTGAGCCTAGCGTCAGCGCTGACGAGGTTGCGCCGCCAGTGTCCGACGAGCCGGACAATGGTGCCCAGGAAGAGACCTTTGAACAGAAGTATCGGACTTTGCAGGGCATGTACAACTCTGATGTTCCGCGCCTTACTCAAGAAAATAGGGCGATGAGCGAACGTGTACAGCAGTTGGAGAATCTAGTTTCCACTGTACAGGCTGCGCCTATGCCTGTACCTGCAGCCGAGGCCACAGCACCGGTGAGTTTACTTACTGATGATGAGGTGGAGGAGTATGGTGAGTCTATCGACATTATGCGCAAGGTCAGTCGTGAGATTGCTGGTGAGTTCCAGCAGAAAATTACTGATCTCGGGGCGCAGGTTGCTGCGTTACAGGGGGACGTTATCCCCCGTGTTGAGCAACTTGCATCACAGCAGGCGCGTAGCTCCGAACAGCTGTTCTGGTCTCAACTTATGAAGGCCGCGCCCGATTGGCGGGAAGTTAATGATAGTCCGGACTTCCAGTCCTGGTTGTTAGAGATTGACCCTCTTTCCGGCGTTACGCGGCAGTCCTATCTGGAGAATGCTCAACAGAATATGGACTGGCAGCGTGTGGCTGAGTTCTTTAATTCCTGGCAAACCCTAACTGGAACTGCCCTAGCTCAGCCTAACCGGGCTGCCTCTGAGCTTGAGAAGCAGGTCACTCCTGGTAAGGGGCGTGCATCTAGTACGTCCACTACGGGGGGAAAGAGGACCTATACTCCGAAGGACATCGCAGATTTCTTCACTAATGTCCAGAAGGGTAAATTTCAGGGTAAGGAGAAAGAACGGAACACTATCGAGCGCGACATTTTCGCCGCACAGGCGGAGGGGCGCATCATCCATGCGTAGTTTGTAAAGGAGCCATCTTATGGCATTCGCAGTATCTCCCGGCCATCCGGCCTATACGGGCAACTTCATCCCAGAACTCTGGGCGGGGAAGCTCATCGAAAATTTCTATGACGCGACGGTGCTTGCGGTCATTGCTAACACCGACTATGAGGGCTCGATCAAAGCCTTCGGTGATACGGTGAACATCCGGACAACTCCGGACATCACCATCCGCAATTACGTCAAGGGACAGACGCTCATCGTGGAAAACCCCGACAAGCCAAAAATTCAACTTCTCATCGATAAGGGTAAGTATTTCTCCTGCGTCGAGGATGATGTTGACCAGGTTCAGTCGGATATCAAAATGATGGATATGTGGTCTAAGGACGCTTCTGAGCAGATGAAGATTGTGGTCGATCAGGACGTTCTTTCCAACATTGCTACGGATATTCCGACTGCTAATAAGGGTCTCACCGCTGGTGAGCAGACCTTGGCGATTGACCTCGGCGTGGCGGGCACTCCCAACGCTCTGACGACGAGTAACGTCCTGGCCGAGATCATTAACCACGGTACGGTCCTTGACGAAGCCAATGTTCCTGAGCAGGATCGCTGGATGCTTATCCCCGCCAAGATGGCTGGGCTTATCAAACAGTCCGATCTCAAGGATGCGTCCATTACCGGCGACGGCTCGTCCCCGCTGCGTAATGGTCGCCTTGGTATGATTGATCGCTTCATGCTCTATGTGTCGCACAATCTGCCGTTGTCGGCTACCGGTCCCGGCGGTGAGTTCACCATCTTCTCCGGTCATAAGAAGGGGCTTACGTTCGCCTCCCAGATGACCAACATGGAGACTCTCCGTGCGGAGAGCACTTTTGGTGACATCATTCGTGGTCTGCAGGTTTACGGCTACAAAGTCGTAAAGGGCGAAGCCCTGACTGCTGGCATCATCACCATCGCATAGCCTAAGGAGAATAATGCTATGACTACTTTTACAGATACCTTCGGGTATGCTAAAGGCACGGCGGCTCCGAGCGATAAGGCGCGGAATCGCATTCGTGTCGAGCAGGTGGTGATGGATTTCGCTCTCATCACTGCGGCGCGTTCTGCTGCCGGTGCTACGGCGTTGGGTGCGGGCGATATCCTGCAAGCACTCCATGTGCCTGCAAATACGTTCGTCATTTCTGCTGGGCTCAATGTCCTCACGGCAGAGGGCGGTACTCAGACGTTCGATCTAGGTGATGGTACCGATCCCGATGGTTACCTTGACGGTGTAGACGGTAATGCCGTTGCTGGCTTTGGCCCGGCGCATGTTTTGACGGAGGGCACACCCAACGTCATCATTGGTCTCGGTAAGGGTAAATACTATAGCTCTGCCGACACGATTGACCTGGTTCAGGTTAATGCGTGTGACACTGCGAAAGTGGTTGTCTGGGCCATCATGTGTGATGTTTCCGGTGATGGCGTTGTAGACGCCGCCTAGGATTGGGGGGACTAGTTTTGTGCTAGTCCCCTCGCTCTTTTAATTTAAGGAGCCTGTTATGTCGAATTTGGCTATTCCGGGCCGTTGGCTTCGTCATAAGTTGGACGGCACAATTTATTCGTATAACGCAAATCTTGCCCCAAATCCTGCTGTTGAAGAGGTCTCAGAGGAAGTTGCGTTCCCAGAGAAGTTTCTCCCGGCGAAGCAGAAGGGCCGTAAATCAAAGATCGATATGTCTGTTGGTGACGATGTGAAGCCTTCCAAGGGTAAGAAGATTAAGGTTGCAGTACGGGCTGACGCATTACGGGGATTGCCTAAGTGACCCTTGATGACGTTATTACCGAGGTTAGGCGGATCGTACAGGATACGACGGCGACCTTTCGGTATTCTGATACGTTTATGCTTGGCCTATGTAATCAGGGGCTGAAGCGGATACAGCTTCTTCGGCCTGATTTGTTTGCTAATGTCACCACACTAACCTGTGTGGCTGGCGAGGTCTTGCAGACTATGCCTAGCGATTCTCTTCGTATTATTGAGGTGTACTCTGTTGTGGGGGGTGCGCGGCTTGTTGAGGTGTCTCGTGAAGTGCTTGATCAGACCGTGCCTAACTGGCCTAATGATACGGCTGCGGCGGCGATAAACTGGATGCGCCATGTGCGCAACCCTAATAAGTTTTTCATTTACCCCCAGGCCCCTTCAGCCCAGAATCTAGATATTGAGTATTCTCAGGTTCCAATTTCATACACAGGAGCAGCTACGGTGCTGCTTTTATCAGACGCCTATTTCCCAGTTATGGTGGATATAGTGGTGTTCCTTGTTGAGTCTGTAGATGATGAGCATGTCGATAGTGGACGTGCTAAGATGTTCAAGGAGTCCTATTTGCAGATGTTGGGGGCTAATTTGGCGTCTCGTGCGCTTACTGATGCAGAGGACGCTGGGTTAGCGGAACTCAAGGTGGAGGTCGTTTAATGGCTATTCGGCTGTTTTCCGATCTTGTTAACCGCTTAGCGTCTAGTGCGCCGGGTTGTCCGCAGCCTGTTATTATTTCGCATATTCGGGATGCCGCGATTGAGGCAACTGCTCGCACGCTTGCGTGGAGGTATGAGCAGCCGGATATTAGGCTAACGCAAGGCGTGGTGGATTACGCATTTAGTGTTCCGTCCAGCACTGAAGTCCACGCTATTATTACGGTATCCTCTAATGGGTTAGCTATTCAGCCAGTGACACTTGAGTTTGTTCATTATAGATACCCGAAATATCCGGACCCCACTGTAAGTGAGCAGGGGTCTCCACAATTCATAACGTATATTGATCCGGATACGTTCTATGTTGTGCCCCCGCCTGATGCGGATATTACGTATGACATCAAGATGTTTTTAGCGTTGAAGCCGCTTCGAGACTCGACGGGTATGGATAAAACCGTGATGGATGATCTGGAAACAGTTATTATGCACGGTGCCTTGCAGTCCCTACTTGTTCTTCCGGGGCAGCCATGGTCAGATCGTGAGTTAGCTGCGTACCATGCTAAGCAGTACTCGTTCAAGGGTGCAGAGCGCAGGGCACGTATGAACTTGGGGTCTGGACGGGCGACTCTTACTGTGCGCGGAAACCCATTAGCGTAGGGATTGACCATGGCAGATACAATTCAGACAGTTGTTGGAGATGAACTACCTGCCATTCAGCTTGCGCTGACTAACGAGGCGTCCGGTATTGCGTTGGACCTTTCGGCTAGCTCTACGGTTATCACTGTTAAATTTAGACTGGCTGGAACGACTACGACGTTATCCACTATAACCTGCACTAAGCCTGGAGGCGGGTCTGATGGTATAGTTCAATTTGATTTTACTGGGGGCGTTCTCGACGTTACTGCAGGGGCATATGAGGGAGATATTCTAATCTCCTATAATGGGGATATCCACACGGTGTTTGACACACTTAGGTTTCGTGTGCGGGTAGCTGCGTCATGACTAGTAGGGCCGCCATTACGGTAGTAACTGCTATTGCTTTGGTGACCGGGTCTAATATTGCTGTTGCGGAGTCTTATGTAACACCAGTGGCGACAGCTGCGCTTAGTGGGATAGTAGCTGCTGCTACGCTTGTTCCTTCCCATATCTTACCTACGCAGATTGCTACAGTCTCTGATAGCCAGGTATTTGCGGTTGCTACGTCTGTCCTAGAGGTTGTGGTTGCCTCAGACGGAATTACCTATTCTATTGCTCCGAGTTTCGCAGACAGTGTTACGGTAACGGAAGACCTTGTAGCACTCCTTACGACCGTCCAGGCCCTTGGCGATAGCATAATAGCTAGTGAGGCAGCAGTCTTGGCTCTGGCTAACTCACTTGCGGATAGCGTAACAACTAGTGAGGCCACAGTCCTGGCCGTGGCTAACTCACTTGCAGACAGTGTCACGATAACGGAAGACCTCGTGGCAGCCCTTACGACATTCCTACCCCTTGGCGATAGCGTAACAGCCAGTGAGGCAGCAGCCCTGGCCCTGGCTAACTTACTTGCAGACAGTGTCACGATAACGGAAGACCTCGTGGCAGCCCTTACGACATTCCTACCCCTTGGCGATAGCGTAACAGCCAGTGAGGCCTCTGCAGTATCTATAGACTCAGCTTATGCGGACAGCATAACTACTTCCGAGGCAGATACTAAGAGCTACGCAGCGGTTAAGGCAGACAGCGTAACAGCTAGTGAGGCCGCAGCCTTGGCCCTGGCTAACCCACTTGCAGACAGTGTGATGGCTAGTGAGGCTGTGGTTCTGGCCCTGGCTAACTCACTTGCAGACAGTGTTACGGTAACGGAAGACCTTGTAGCACTCCTTACGACATTCCTACCCCTTGGCGATAGCATAATAGCTAGTGAGGCCGCAGCTCTGGCCGTGGCTAACTCACTTGCAGACAGCGTAACAGCCAGTGAGGCAGCAGTCCTAGCTCTGGCCGTGGCTAACTCACTTGCAGACAGCGTAACAGCCAGTGAGGCCTCTGCAGTATCTATAGACCCAGCTTATGCAGACAGCGTAACAGCCAGTGAGGCAGC